CCCTCTGACAACGACTGGATTAACCCATCTGGTGGTGGCGGTGGTGGAGCAGGCGGCTTGTTAAGTGACACACATGTTTTAAATACTAAGAATTTAAGAATATACGTAGGTGCTGGTGGGGCTGCTGGCGGGAAGGGCGCAGACGGCGTAGAGTCTAAGCTTGTAAATCTGGATAGCGGCTCAAGCATTTTTGTTGCCTTGGGTGGTGGTGGTGGCGGATCTGGTAGCGGAGTAAATGCTACTTATCTTGGAGGAACAAACGATTGGTACAACGGACACAACTCTGGCAGCAACGGCGGCTCTGGTGGGGGCGGAGGTAGGTCTGGGGCAGGAGGAACGGCTACTCAGCCAGTATCGGCATATGGAGGCTCTGGAAATAGTGGATATAATGGTCAAGGTAAAAGCCATTCGGGCCAACCAGCAATAGAAGAAGGAAAAAACGGAGGTGGAGGCGGTGGGGCAGGGTCTGCTGGCTCTGGACGCACAGGGGGCTCTGGTCTTTCTTATAATATTCACAGCTCAACGCAAACCTCAGCTACATTTGCTGTAGGGGGCGGCGGCGGTCGCATGGCTCAAAACGGGGCTTCAACTGGAGCAGCTGGCACAAACCAAAGAGGTAATGGAGGCACGGGAGGATCTGGTGGAGGTGGCTCATCTGACGGAAGAGACTCTGGCGGAGCAAGGGCCGGAGGAAACGGTGGCAGTGGAATTCTAGTAGTTAGATATAAGATAGATACCCCAGAAAGCTCGTAGCCTTTGTGTTAAACTATATTAAAGGATACTTATGACTACCGCCCTTAACTCTTATGCCACAAAGGTCTTTTCAGAACACCCAAATTCTTTATGGGCATTGGATGAAGATATTGGATATATTCGTTACATAAACAACACAAATCAAGATTTAAACAACTGGACGGCTACCGGAGCAACGGTGGTTGCTTCTGACAGTGCTATAGCTCCTTTCCCTACCGTAAAACTTAACACGGTTACAGCAAGTGCAACAAGTACAAGTTTTTTTAGCTCTTTGTCTTTTGGAGAGTCGGACTTCGACCTAAGTCTTAAGTCTGTTTCAATAGGTGCCTTTTTTTTAACAGGATCTTTGGGGGTGCTGGGGGAAGGAAATACTATTGGGATTACCCTGGGGTATAGGTATCAGCATCCAAGCGATTCGTTGGGTGTTTATAGAGAAAGCTCTAGTAATTCCATAAGTGTCCCTAGTTCTGAAACCTGGGGGTTTGTTTCCGAGACGGTAGAGCTACCGGAAAATTTTTCAGATCTAGACTTTTTTATTAAAACAAATAATCACTCATCGTCTTACGAAGTCTCTATTAATGGAATCAACATTGGACAGTGGGCAGAAGAGTTTCAGGTTAGCTCTTTGGGGGTAATCCCCTCAGCACTTCCCACAAACATTAACCTAACATCTTCAAAAATAGACGCAAGCCCCTACGGCCTTGACGGATTAAATGGATACTACCTTTGTAGTCCTACTAACCTTTATGCAAATAATAGTGGGCTTCCCTTGGTTTATGGATCATTCAACAGTACGGCAATCTCTCCAAACCCAACCCTAGAGCCCTCATTGATTATTCCTGGCTTCGGTTTTATGAATAGTACTGGTCAGTATCAGAATCTAACATGTGAATTTTGGATTAAAGCAAGGGTTCACTCCTTTTCACATAAGAGAATATTTGGACCAATTTCATCTACCGACGGTCTCTACGTAGAAGGACCGTTCCTTAAGCTTATGATTGGAAGTAATATAGGAAGTCATTTTGTGGGGGAGTGGGAAAGACCAATGCTCATTAACATTAGGCTTTCTCCAACGCAGGCTTCTTTGGTTATTAATGGAGAAGAGGTTATTTCTCTAGGTCTTGTTACAGAAGATATTACCTACCCAGAAAAATACGACGTATCAAACAATGATCAGGATTGGCTTGGATTTTATTCCTATGAGGATGTTCCACTAATTCAAATTGATTGTGTTGGCATCTATCCCTACGAGGTTCCAACAATTGTGTCAAAAAGAAGGTGGGTATACGGGCAGGGGGTTGAAGCAAGCAATAGGCTTGTGGGCGCCAGCTCATCCAATACCCTTACATTTGACAACTCTTTTGCTAAGTATGCTAAAACATATACTTATCCAAAACTTGGAAGATGGGCAAATGGATTTATTGACAATCTTGTTCCAAGCTCTGAGCAGTTAGAGCTTCCTTCATATTCTTTGCCAGAAATCTCTTTTAATAATAAAACAAACTTAGAGTGGTACACGGATCTAGAAGCTTCACAAGATCTTAGTGTTTTTTCATCTAATCATTTTATTGACCTTAAACCAAACAGCAGTTGGAATGGAACAGAGGGCTATCTAAAATTTTCTTCTCTTAATTTGTTGCTAGAAGAAACGAAAGCTTTGTTTGGAACATTCTTGGTTAGATCTCTTCCCACTACTCAAGAAATTTTAATGGATTTGGTAAATGAAACAACAGGTAGCAGGCTAACGGTATACATGGAAAACGACATCGTTAGCTATGTTTTTAAATACAAAAAACCAGACGGAACTTACCAAGAAACCACCCTATTCTCCGCCTCTGACCATTTTAATGATATTGCTTTTCATGTTGGATTTCACATTCAAAGGATTGTAGATTATTATGGAGGAGCTGTGGCCACGTTCTTTGGATCAAAACAAAACATTAAAGTTTTTATTGGTGGGAATCCTAATTTTGAAAAAACTTTTAGTGGAAAAATATTTAATGTTTCATTTTCTACCGCTAAGAATCTTTCAAAGATCTCTAGCGAGTTCTTAATAAAAGGTTTCCCAAACAACTTCTCTGAAAGCTATGAGGAGGTTATTGTAATCTATGACGGGGATACCCCAGACGAAACCCTGTGGGATCAAGACCTGGATGCCAATGGCCCAGTTCTAGACTTAACCCCGGGAGCAGTTGACCAGGCTGCAGACATCATCGACGGATCAAGCCCAAACCCCCTGATGCTTGTTAGCTCTTTGTCACATATTGGAAGCTATACCCTAAAGGCCAGAACAGAATTAGATAACTTTATGCTAGACATTGCGGTAGATGGTTACTGGGAAGATTACTTACCACTAAGCTATTTTGCAAAATATGTAGATGGCGCTGGCGGTAACAAATATCTAGATGTAGACTTTTTGCAATTCAGCATTGATTACCCCCACCTAGATATATTTTCAAATGGCAACTATGACTACTCCGGATCACATTTTAGGACATATGCAACTTTTCAGTATATCTCAGAAGGTGCCAACAACGGTATTGATGAGTATACTGAAATCTCTTTGCCTGTTGCCGGGGTAGTCAGGCCTACATCAGCCTGGCAAACAGAAAAATATGAAATTATAGACGACACCATTCTCTACCCACCAGACGGAGTAGACTTCTCTCTGTTGTCTGTAAACATTCACATGGAGTTTCAGATTCCCGGACTAAGAAACAACTCCTTCAAGGTCAGGTCTTTAAGGCTTGCGTCAAGAGCCCTATCTCAAGGTAAAAACAATATTGGCAACAAGTTTGGTGTAGAAATTTACCCATATAAAAAAGGTAAAAATTACACAGACTACAAGTTTGTAGAACCCTTTAGCCTTTACAAAAACTCAGTTCCATATTTTTATTCTGCTGGAAATACAGGGCTAAGATTTAGAAAAAAGTTTTCTATAGCAGAAAATGCAGGATTTGAAATTCCAATAAACAAGAAAAGGTCAAACTTCTTTAAGCTAGGTGCTTTTCAAATTCAAGCCCACGTACACAATGAAGACTTTTCAAACGCACCCACACTGCTTTTTGAAATTGAGTCATTAGATAAAACTCTTAAGTTTTACTTAAGGCAATATACGAACAATTCCAAAAGGGGCTATATCTACGCGATAGACTCTACGACAAACTCGCTTGCTTCAGGAATTACTTATGCCCTCAACGGCAACATCACTAATAAGCCGACGATCAATCCAGAAGACTGGTTTGTTCTTGGTATATCACTTGATACGGCATTAAGCTTTAATGACTACACAGGTTACTTGCGTATAACTAGCCCAATCTTATTCAATAATCTTTCTGCACACCAGATTAGTGAGCAAGATGAATTGGCACGATCTGCAGTTAGAAAATGGTATTCTGTAAATACCCTCGAAGGTGTTCAGCAGGATTGGGACGACTGGAAAGACGACAACATGTTTGATGGCATAGATGAGTATATTTGGTCTCAGGTTTTATATATTTCTCAGGTAAATCCAACCGCACCAGACATAGAAAAAAGTTATCGACAGTTTACCGGTACGGATAAAATAGTTATTGAAACAGACAAGACTCTAACGTTCCAGGATTACCGATATGCCGTACTTCAAAACATAAAGTGGTCTACACAGACTATTGTTTCTGCATAATGTGGTATAATTGTGGTTATGAAAAAGAAAAAGCCACGCTTTCCTGGTCAGGTAGGGGACACAAAAGTTCGGGTTATAGAAGAGAAGTTTTCTAAATTTGGGACTTACGTTTGGCATAAGCCAAATGGAAAAGCCTTTACAGATGGCCAAGGAAACGCACTGTCTATTGAGTCTATGGATGGCGACCAGTCTAAGGTTGAAGAGCTTAGGTCTGCCGCAAGATATTGGGGGGAGCCAGACGGTTCCGCTAAGTTTTATGCAAATATGAAAAAGATTTCAGAAGAAGAGCACAGCGAACAAGTTGACAGAATGAAACAGGGGCTACTTCCGAATATGAATGACTTGGGAGCAGTCATTGCCGCAAAGAAAACCCTAAACGAATATGGAGACGAAGGCTAATGTCTGACAAAGAATGGGTCATTGGTGCTAGCATTGATGAAATTCAGAAAAACGAAAATGAGTTTCAAGCTCAAGACCCTTTTGGTAAAGTCTGGAACGATTTAAAAAAATACTCTGGTTTAGAAAACAACTTTAAGCGCAGGGCTACAAGAGTTGCTAAAGCACTCTCTTCCCCACCAGACGAAACTTATTTCGACAGCGCCAACGCAAAAAAGACTGGAATAAACGAAGCAGGGTCAAAAGAGATTAATCCAGGAGAGGTCTACCGTAATGGCTACGGAATGTTTGACGTTATCACTCCTCCCTGGAATCTTTATGAGCTTGCCAACTACTACGACACATCTTTTGCTAACCACGCGGCTATTGATGCAAAGGTAGAAAACATTGTTGGACTCGGGTATGATTTTGCCGTGTCAGAAAGTACAATGCTAAGACTTGAAACTAATGACAATCAAGAATCTGTTAAGCGTGCTCGCAACAGAATTGAAAGAGCAAGGATTGAGCTTCGTGACTGGTTAGAAAATCTTAATGATACAGACTCTTTTACAAACACACTTATGAAATTCTATACAGACGTGCAGGCAACGGGAAATGGGTATTTAGAAATTGGAAGAACAACCAAGGGAGAGATTGGATATATTGGACACATACCGTCAACAACAATGCGTGTGCGCAGACTGCGCGACGGGTACGTACAAATAATTGGACATAAGGTAGTTTACTTTCGTAATTTTGCGGGGAAAAACCAGAACCCCATTACAGAAGATCCTCGGCCAAACGAAATCTTGCACTACAAAGAATACTCTCCACTAAACACGTTTTACGGTATTCCAGATATCATGTCTGCAATTTCAGCTTTGCACGGAGACCAGCTTGCATCTCAATACAATATTGACTACTTTAGCAACAAGGCTGTTCCTCGATATGTGGTGACCCTTAAGGGGGCAAAGCTATCTGCTGACGCAGAGGATAAGATGTTTAGGTTCCTTCAAACAAATCTTAAGGGACAATCACACCGAAGCCTATATATTCCTCTTCCTGGAGACTCTGACAACAACAAAGTAGAGTTCAAGATGGAGCCCGTTGAAAATGGGGTTCAAGAGGCATCGTTTAATGAGTACCGCCTTCGAAATCGTGACGACATCCTCGTTGCACACCAGGTGCCATTGTCTAAAATAGGAGGGGCAGACGCTTCTTCGATTGCTTCTGCTTTGGCACAAGACAGAACATTTAAGGAGCAGGTTGCTCGCCCAGCTCAAAACAACTTGTCAAAAATGATCAACAAGGTGATAAAAGAGAAAACTGATATTCTGCAGTTTAACTTTAACGAGTTGACGCTGACCGATGAAATTGCTCAATCTCAAATTCTTGAGCGTTACGTGAAGACCCAGGTGATGACTCCGAATGAGGCTAGACAGGAACTTGGATTGCCCCAAAGGCAGGACGGAGACGATCCGTTTGTCATGTCTCCAAGGCAAGCCACAGATGCTAGGGCAAACCTGGCAGGGAACAGGGAAAGAGATTCTGAAAGATCAAACAACCAATCCGACAGTCAAGCAACTATTAGTGGAAGAAATCCACAAGGCGAGGGACGTTCTTCAGAATAGTCCGCTTTTTTAAAAATGTTTAAAAAGGCTTGTATAATGGAGTTAGTATGACTATGCTTAAAGCACACTGGGAAACAGAAGGCGACGCCGTTCGTCTGTCAATGCCGATCGCAAAAGTTGATCAAGAGAGGCGCACAGTCTCAGGTTTTGCTACTTTAGACAACGTAGATAAACAAATGGACATTGTTACACAAGATGCATCAATTAAAGCTTTTGAAAAGTTTCGGGGCAACATTCGTGAAATGCATCAGCCAACAGCAGTAGGCAAGATGGTATCTTTTAAGAAAGATAAGTATTTTGACCCAGAAAGTAAGAAATTCTATTCCGGCGTATACGTTTCTGCATACGTATCTAAAGGCGCACAAGACACCTGGGAAAAGGTTCTTGACGGAACGCTTTCTGGGTTTTCTATTGGTGGAAAGATGATTAAGTGGGACGACGCTTATGACGAAAAAGCAGATAATAAAATTCGTATTATCAAAGAATATGATATTGTAGAGCTTTCTCTTGTTGACTCCCCCGCAAATCAGTTTGCCAGCATTCTTTCTGTAGAAAAAATTGACGGTGTTGATACCCTCAAGGGAGAGGGCATTGACGTAGCCATTGAAAATGTTTTTTGGGATTCAGAGTCTGGACTAGTTATGATGTCTGACAATGAATCTGAAAGCCACCCCGTGTCTGGGGAATCTATGAAAAATATTGGTTTTGTAGAAAAAACAGACAATGAAAAAACAAAAATGATAAAGTTCTTAGTTGATAGTGCTAAAGGCATTAATCTTTCTAAGATAGCAAAGGAGGCAAGTCCTATGACTGATGCAACAGAAACCCTTACAGAAAAATCTGATGAGGTAGTTGAAGAAGTAGAGGTCGCTCCAGAGGCAGATGCCGAAGCCACTGAAGAAGCTGGTGCTGAAGTGGAGACAGAAAAATCTGACTCCACAGAAGACATCGAAAAAGCTGACGAAGAGGCAGAGGTTGCAGTTGAAGAAGGTGCAGAGTCCGAGGAAGTTTCTGAAGAAGCTGCCGAAGAAGTCGAAAAATCAGATGTTGCAACTTCAGTGTCTGAAATGAAAGACACGATTGCACTAGCCTTTAGCGATCTAGCAGAGACCGTGAAGTCACTTCACACCGAGGTCGATGCTTTGAAGAAATCAATTACTGGCGTGTCTGAGGAAGTTGCTGCTACCAAGCACGAGTTCTCTGAGACAAAGGGTCAGTTTGATGAGTTTGGAAAGCGTGTTGATGCTGTAGAGCAAGACACCGCTTTCCGCAAGTCTGGCGATCTTGGCGAGATCGTACAGGAGGAGCCAGATATGGTTCAAAAATCCCTATGGGGCGGTCGTTTCCTCAAAACAGCCGATTTATTTAGCTAACAAAAATCACTTAGGAGGTGACAAGATGTCGGAAGAGATCAAAAAGAACTACCCAGCAAGCGGTGACTCAGAAAACCCAGTTAACTCTGAGGGAGCCTTCGCTTCTGGTGGTATTGGCGGTGTTTCTTCGCCTGGTGCTAGTACCTTGGGAAACACTGCAACCGCCGAATTTGGCGTAACAACTGGTCCAAATGCCGTTAATCCCTCGGGTGCAGCGGCTAGTGGTATCCTTCGTCCAGAACAAGCTCGTCGTTTTATCGACTACGTTTGGGATGGAACAGTTCTCGCCAAAGACGGTCGTCGTGTTACCATGCGTGCAAACACCATGGAACTCGAAAAAGTCAACGTTGGAGAGCGTGTTATTCGCGCTGCCAACCAGGGTAACGCAGCGTACACTAACGCTGGCGCAACATTCAGCAAGGTCGAATTGACTACCAAGAAAATTCGTCTTGACTGGGAGGTTAGTGCAGAAGCCCTCGAAGATAATGTTGAAGGTGCTGCATTGGAAGACCACTTGGTCCGCATGATGACAAACGCTTTCGCAAATGACATCGAGGACCTCGCCATTAACGGTGACGGTACAACGGGAAACTTCCTTTCAATTATGCAAGGTTTCCACAACCACACCACAACAAATGGCGACGCTCACGAGTTCGATGCTACCGTGACAGACAACGCATTTACCCCTGAAGTTCTTCAGGGTGTAATCAATGCTTTGCCACGTAAGTACCGTGCACTCAAGAACGGTCTGAAATTCTACGCAGGTACTGCAGCCTTCCAGGGTGCGGTAAAGGCAAACGGTACCGACAGCTCCAACATTTGGACTGAAGACTACCGTAACGCTTACCTTGCTGGTACAGACCAGGTAATCGGTCAGGCACGCACAACTCGCGTGCTTGGTATCCCCGTAATGGAAGTTCCTTACTACCCAGATGGATTCATTGACTTGACTTTCCCATCTAACCGCATTTGGGGATTCCAGCGCGACATCACGGTTAACCGTGAATATGTTGCAAAGAAGGACACCGTTGAGTACACAGTATTTGTGCGTTTCGGTATCCAGTGGGAAGAGGAAGACGCCGTTGCATTCGTTGATGCAGCAGTGGATGGCTCTTAATCCATTTAAAATAACCCAATAATAAAGAGGGTAGAGGCTGAAAAGTCTCTACCCTCTTTTTATTCTGTTATAATAGATACAGGAGGCAATACTAATATGACAGATATGAAAGAAAAAATAAAGGGCACTCCAGAAAACGATGACAACAATGTTATCTCTTCTGGCAGTGCAGATCGTGTTGGCGGGCAAAAAAAGTCTGCAATGAGCTTGAATGAAAACGGTGTTTTGATTTCTGGCAAAGCAGAGAAGGATAACAAGAAAGAGCCCGCTCCGGCAAAGAAAACGGAAGACGTTGCAATATACTCTAGCAAGAATGTTACTTGGCAGGGAGTGGGCAGTGTCAGCAAGGGCTACAATATCGTTTCTAAAGCAGAGGCAGCTAAGTGGCAAGGACGTAGTCACATCAGGCCAGCCACTCCAGAAGAAGTCGCAGCACACTACGGAAAGTAGATGGAAAAATGGAATTGTTACGGGTACCATCATTGGATACCAATGCCGAAATCGCTGTTGCGAGCCCATCTATTTCTTATGATTATACAGTCACAGATTTAGGAGATCGCTCTCAAACATCCGGTAGCGTGGTGTCCAGTGTCGGTTCTGTTGTAACTATTCCAATTCCATCGGCTTATGATGGCTCTTATGTTGTAGCGGTTGACAGCACGGAAACCTACGTTGACGTAGTTAGGCCGTATGTTGACCCTACAACTCAAGGAGCGACCACGGCAGAGATCGAGGCGTACTCTGAAAATGAGCTACAAGCCAGAGCAATCATCGATTCTGTCGTGTCGGAGGGGTTTTATTATAAAAAGCATATAATCGAAACCACTGGTCTTGGGGCAGACTATATTCCTCTTTGGGTAGATGCCCACAAAATTCTTAAGCTATACGAAAACAATGTTTTACTTTATGACTCAAGCGATCCTAATAGCTATTCGACAAGCTATAGCATCACACATGACAGGACTGCCATTGTTGAAAATTATACTGGAGGACTGAATAGGCTAGAGTCAGCTAACTTGGTGATGCCCACTGCCGCTACGGATCTTTTAAATAATCAGCTTGTTTACCGGGGATTTCCAAAGACCTTTGATTATGAAATATCTCTTGTGGTTGGGTATCCAAAATTGCCAACCGATATCGTAAAGGCTGCAAAGCTACTCGTTGATGACATTTCTTGCGGTAGGCTCGACCACACCCAAAGATACATGAAGTCCTACTCTACTGACCAGTTTAAAGTAAGTTTTGATAATAGAGCTTTTGAGGGAACGGGGAACTTGGTTGTTGATAAGATTTTGTCTAAGTATGCAAAATCTATTAGAACAATTGGAGTTTTGTAATGACCTGTAGCAATGATGCATTCTACCCACTAAACGCAGAAATTTTTTATCCAGTAGTTTCCCAAGGGGCATATGGGGAAGTAACCAAAACCTGGACGCTAGATAGGTCTGTTGTTTGCAGCCTTTCCACGGCGGGATCTAGGTTTAGAGAGCAAGTAACTCCCAACGTAGACATTTCTTTAGAGAGTATTCTCATTGGCAGGTTTAAGGAAGACATTAGAGTCGATACCGCTGGAGAGGGGCGGTCAATTACAAACATTGCCGTTACAAACATTAAAGATAGGCTGTTAAATGCTATTTATCTAGAAACTTCTGGGGTCAGGGATGGCCTTTCGACACTGTTCGAGGTATCTACCGTTAGCCCACAGGTGGGACCATTTGGAACTGTTGAATACTACAGAGTTATTCTTAGTAGATCAGAGAACCAGGGGGGAGATTTTGCTTAAGGTAAAGTTTCAGACTGATAAGTTTAATAAAGAAATGAACTCTATCTTAAACTATGCCTCTGGATTTTTAGACGGTGCCCAGGCAGGCAAAAAAGAGTTGATGCAAACAATTGGTGAAAAGACCACAGAATACCTGGACGCCTTCATTGACTCTAACGCAAGGATAAATCCGGAAATGCTGCACCACGTTTACGAGTGGTACGAAAACGGAAGTCCAAACGCCAGACTGTTTGACTTGCAGTACTCTACACATGGAGGCGGCCTCACTTTTAGTTCTACTTTCAGGCAATCTTCTTCTGTCGCAAAAGGTTCCCATACCCCATTTTATGACAAAGCTAGAATAATGGAGCTAGGAGTTCCGGTTGTCATTAAGCCCGTAACTGCGCAGGCTTTGAGATTTGAAGATGGCGGTCAAGAGGTTTTTGTAAAGGGTTCTGTTACAGTTGAAAGTCCCGGTGGAGCCTCCACTCAGGGTGGGTTTCAAGAGGTTGTAGATTCTTTTTTTAGAAACTATTTTTCTCAATCAGTTTTGTTTTCAAGCGGCCTTGCGAGACATCTGTCTAATCCGGTAGACTTTAAGACAAGGCTTCCACGAGCAAAGAGGGGTGGCAGGGCGCAAGGGTTTGACGTCGGCTACCGATGGATTTCTGCTAAAGGAGTAATTTAATGGTTATAGACTATCCACCAGTTTTTATTAATACATATCTAAGCGAAAAGATTTCCGAAAGTCTTCCAGATTATTTTGACGGGAGTGTTCGGTTTTTTCCAACACAGCCAAGCACCATAGATGCTCTTACAGAACAGTCTCCAGAAGACTCTGATGAGCCATTTGCGGTTTACGACAGAATGTTTAGAATGCGCAGAAAGGCTTTTCCTCATATTCGTACAGAGCAACTTCTTTATTACTTTTATAAAACTGCCGGGGGTATTGAGCCATTGGTTCAAACAATCCAAAAGGTTCAAGACTTGTTGGATAACGGAGATGAGTCAGCAGAAGACCTTAACACTTGGATTGGTCAAAAATTACAGTCGAGCCCCGGAACAAGCGTAGATGGTTATCAAACAGTTAGGTTTGGTGCTGGTGCAAATGCCAGGGACTTTTATATGCCATACTTTCACGAGACAAAGATATACCAGCTTGAAGAAGCGAGAGATATCATTAACTTTGGAACAGCCAGAACTTATGCTGGAAATAAAGTGATCATTGATTACGATTGGCACAAATCAGGTCCAGCTTAAAAAAACAAAAAACACCTGGTATAATTAAGTTGAGGAAACACCCCCACCAATTTCTATGAAAGAAGAGGTGAAAAAACTATGGCATATTCACGTGGAACTAATGCCAACATTATTGTTGGTGCCGCTGCTATGTTTACGCACAACTCGGGCGAACTGCTTGAGGCGACACTTCCTGCGTATGTAGATGACGAGTCTTACAAGGACACCCTTGAGGACAGCTCTCTTTTTACTAACGTTGGATACACAATGAACGGTTTGGAACTGGTTTTTCAGCCTGACTTCGGTGAAGTCCAGGTTGACCAGCTGCTTGACGTGGCAAAACTTTACAAGCAAGGTATGCAGGTTAACCTGAACACTGCGTTTGCAGAGTCTACCCTTGAGAACCTTCTCATTTCCATTGCAGCACCAACAACTGACAAAGCAGCTGTAGGAGCATTCGCAGACGAGCTTACTCTTAAGTCTGGAGACATCGGAGATGTCCCTCTTGAGCGTGGTATCGTTGCAGTTGGACCTGGTTCAGGTGCAGCAGGTGCAGGTATTGAGCGTATCTACGCCGCTTACCGAGCACTCTCGATTGAGAATGTTACAGTGTCCGCAAAGCGCGACGAGCCCACCATGTTTGAGGTCTCGTTCCGTTTGCTGCCAAATGACAGCGCAGAGTATGGAAAGATTGTCGATCGCACGATTGACTCGACTTCCTAACTAAAAAATAACTTAACAGACAATGCCCTGGGATTTTTCCTGGGGCATTGTTATTTTTGGTACACTTATATTATGGCAACTACAGTATATGAAACCAAGACGATATCTCTCATTGATGAAACAGTCATAGAGCTTAGACCTTTAAAGATTAAGCATTTGAGAAATTTTATGAAATACTTTGATGTTATCAAGTATGCTAATAGTGATGAGGAATCTATAAAGATATTGTCCTACTGCGCACTGGTAGCCCTATCTTCTCAGTACCCGATAATTTCTACCATTGAAGAGTTGGAAGACTCCGTTGACCTGCCAACCGTTTATGAGATCTTAGATATTACTGCGGGGATTAGTGTTAACCCAAATAAAAAGAAAGATCTTAAGGAGCAGGCAACAGATAGCAAAGCTTCTACCTGGGATACCCTAGACTTAGCAGAGCTAGAAGCAGAGGTATTTTTGTTAGGAATTTGGAAAGATTATGAAGATCTGGAGTTAGCTCTATCTATGCCAGAGCTAACGGCAACACTAACCTCTAAGCGAGACCGGGACTATCAAGAAAAAAAGTTTTTAGCCGCAATTCAGGGAGTTGACCTAGACAAGCAATCTGGCAAAAATCAAGCAAATGCTTGGGAAGAAATGAAGGCCAGAGTTTTCAGTGGAGGTAAGACGGATGATCCAAATGACATAATTTCTTATAGAGGAGCTAGGGCAGACAAGGCGGGTTTCGGAATTGGTCAAGGTCTTAGCTACGAGGATTTAACCTAACAATACTAGCCCCTCTATGTTATAATTAGTATACCGTTTATAACGTTATGAAAGGAAATAAATGGCTACTACAGTAAATGAAGAGAAAGAGCTTACTCTCATTGACGGAACAAAGATTAAGGTGCGTCCTCTAAAAATTTCGCTTCTTCGTCCGTTTATGAAAAAGTTCGAGGGTATCGCAAACGTAGCAAGCGATAACGACAAGTCGATGAACCTATTGATGGAATGTGTACAGATTGCTATGAAGCAGTACAGTCCAGAATTAGCGGGAGACTTAAAAGCATTGGAAGATAACATTGATCTTCCAACTGTTTATAAGATTGTTGAAGAGGCTTCCGGGGTAAACCTTGGAGAAGTCACTAATCTTATGAACTAATAAAATAACCAGGGGTGCTGTGGAATGGCTGATATTCAAGCTAATATAGGCATAGGTGTAGACACTACACAAGCTTTGTCGTCTATTAGAGCCCTACAGCGACAGATATCGGCCTTTCACACCTCAATGGCAAAAGGCGGCGCAGCCGCTGGCGCACAGTCTGCAAAGATGCAGCAAAACCTTGTTAACACGATTAACTCCAGCGGTAAGTTTTCTGCTTCTATGGTTGGCATTCAGTCATCCACAGAAAGCTTTACTAATGCACTAGAGAAAAACAAGCTGTCCATGGGGCAGTACTTTAGATATGCCGGGGGAGCATCCAGATCGTTTGGGAAAATGTTCTCCAGGGAATTCAACACAATCAACAACGTTGCCCAAGAAAGAGTTAAAGACCTCCAGACTCAGTATGTAAGTATGGGCAGAAATGCCAACGGTGCGTTACAGTCCATAAAGGTTAGACCACTCACCCTTGACATGAACAACCTGGGCACAAAGGTCCAGATGGTTGCTCAAAAGCAACAAATCTTTAACCAGCTGATGAAGCAAGGAACTACGAACCTTCTAAACTTTGGTAAAAATACGCAGTGGGCTGGTCGACAGCTCATGGTTGGATTTACAATACCCCTGACCATGTTTGGGGTGGCGGCATCCAGAGAGTTTAT